AAAGGGAAAACATTCCGGCTTATGAAAGTATTATGCAGTGGGGAGGATGCCTGGGGACAGATGAAGTCCGGGTACTGGGTTCCGCTGGTGTATAAGGGAAAAGTCCGGGCAGAAATGAAATAATTATATTTGTTTTCAGGAAAGAATGTGATCAAACAAAGCTAAGTAAAATTTCAAAAGGCAGCCGGTTGCTCTATCGGGATTCGATAGAACATAACAATTCTCGCTATAAAATAACAAATGTCACTCAAAACCATGAAATAGTGTTATTTTATAAGAGAAGGAGCGGTGTATGATTAGAATTTTACTATCGACAAGACTTGGTGAACGTAAGTGGACACAGGCAGAGCTGGCAAGGGCAACGGGCATTCGTGCTAATACAATCAATGATTTGTACCATGAGCTGGCAGAAAGGGTAAATCTGGAACATCTTGACCTGATTTGTGAGGCCTTAAACTACAGACTCGATGAATTGATTGTTTGTGAGCCTAATGATCCGCCTAAAATTGTACATACCAAGAATGGCTCTATAATTTCATCACGCAAGTAGTGCTGCAACACGCTTGACCACAAAAAGACGTTTTTGAATACAGACGTCTTTTTGTGGTTATATTTTATGAATGCATTTCATGTAAATTTAATTCTAAAGATTTTTCAAATATGGAAAGGTCCATATCATTATCAATGTACCCCTGCCGGATTGTGTTTATGTATTGTTTAGATGGTCTGCCAGGCGCCTGATTTTCATTCATGATGTATACCATCGCTTTTCTTCTTTTCCCGTTGATATATACCATAATATTCTTTTTGAAATAATAGTGCGGGTATCCCTCATAAATATCTAACTGGACTTCGTCGCTTTTTTCAATTTCCCAGATAAGAGCTGGAATGGTAGAGTTTTGCTTTCGGATAATTGTAGCGTGTGCGTTTGTCTTGCTGCCACGATAGACCAGTTCCCAGTTATTTAACGTTCCTTTTGCGTAAACATTTGCTGATGGACAGCGGGAAGCCATTTGTGATAAATTGAGATTACTCCCATACGCTATGTACAGTTTTTTCATATTGTCTCCGTTTCTCCCCGTCATGCCGTTAGGTCAGCATATGATGATTATATTTTTAGGCCATGCTGGCAGTTTCCTTTAATGGAGTCATTAGATGAAGCCGGCAGATTCGAAATTCATTACCATAAAGACCGAGCCGTTTTGTAAGAATATTTCTCATGATTGTAACTTTTTGTTTTGGTGTATATCCTTCTATTGATCGGAACAGGATCTTTTCATTTGATGTAATTGCCCATGCTGATACTGCAAGGCAAAATTGGATATAGGCTTTTACTTTGTCAGCATCAAGTGTACTGTTAAAAAGACGAAATTCAATAGTTCCTTTCGTGAAGAAAGCATGAAGATTAATTCCATGATAACGTGTTGAATTGTAATGCTCACGGCTGATACCGTCTGAATAGTTATCATTTGCAGGGCTGTACCAGATTTTTTCTATTGTATTGATTGTTAAATTTTCACTGTTTTTAATTCATGAAGTATTTTGGAATTTAGTTTTCGACACCATTTTACGCTTCTTGAGTTTATTTCAAGTGCTTCGTAAATTAAATCCTGTCTGGAAATCATGAAATCTACCATCTTTTTTAATGATGATGGAGTGTGGTTTGAACCATCCACATGAATATGAATGCCACAACTGCTATTTGTTATAGCTCCGGCCTTTTTGAATGAACGGATAATTTTTTGAAGAAGTTCAATATCAGAGTAATGCAAAGGCGGAGTGATGAATTCTACAGCATATTTATCAGTGGCAGGGCCTGATTTTGTTTCGCCAACGATAGACCCGTCACGCTGGATTTTCCAGGTTCTGCCTTTTGCATCTTTGATATTTCTTGTATAGTAAGGATGTCCTGTGGCAGGTGATGCAGTGCTGCTTAATACTTCTGCAACTATTTCTGTAGCTTCGGTTCTTGTGATTCCTGTAAATTCTACTTCTACACCAAATAATTGATTTTTTAACATTTTTATTCCTCCATATTCTAATAATTTAGAACTTTGTTCTGCTTTCTTGTTGTTAATATATTACCATATGCATGGTGAATGTCAATAGTTATTAGAAAAAAATTTCAACTTTATAGAACTTTTTATTGACAGTTTGGATAAAATTTGATAAGATAGAAAAGGGTGATAATGATGATTACTTATAAACCGTTATGGAAGACTTTAATAGATAAAGATATGAAAAAGATGGATCTGGTTGCTGATGGTACTTTAAGCAGGGGTACATTGGCAAAAATGGGCAAAAATGAAAAAGTAAGCCTTGATGTGGTAGAGCGGATATGCAGGCGGCTGCATTGCAGGGTGGAAGAGGTAATTGTTTATAATGAGGAT